TAAACTAACAACTGCAAAATGTTATCGCACTCGTTGGGATATGCAAGAAACAAGTGACGCTTTTGCATTACTTGGACAAGGTGCAATATCTGTTGCAAAACGATATTATACTAATGAGTGTGATGAGAATGGTAATCCTAAAGACTATGACCTTAGAGTATCAGAGTCTTGGGGATTGATATATAATAAAGGAGATGTAACTGGAGTACACCAACATTGGCCTTCACTATGGTCATATACTTACTGTGTAAGTGGTTGTAAAGATTGTTCTCCACTTGTGTTTCCTACTGTGGTAGGTGATAACAAAATATATCCAGAGATAGGACAACTAATACTATTTCCTGGCTGGGTAAATCACGAAGTACCAGAACAAAAGTGTGACCACGAAAGAATCATGGTTGCTGGTAATATAATGTGGGATGATTGGAAATGAATGAGAACTACATAAGAATATATCAAAATGCAGTACCAGATATATTCTGTGATAAGATGATAGAGCAGTTTGAGAATAATCCAGACCAATGGTTAAAACAAGATAGAAATAATCCAGACAGAAACTTTCAGATGTCATTTAATCAAATCCATGTCATGGAGCATGATTTATGGAAAGATGATGTCAAATACATGATGGACATTTTTCAAATGTACCTAAGAAAGTATAAAGAAGATTGTAATGTTATAGAGAACCAATGGCCATTGAAACATGGATTTGAATCAATACGAATGAAACGATATTTACCTAATGGTAAAGAGTTTTTTAGTCCTCATGTTGATGTTACTGACTATGCAACTGCAAGAAGATTTTTAGTATTCTTTTTATACTTAGATAACAATGATGCTGGACAGACATCATTTCCATTCTTAGAACTTGGTAGTGAATGTAAGAAAGGTTCATTACTTATGTTTCCACCTATGTGGCCTTGGCTTCATGCTGGAGAAAAACCAATAGATAAACCAAAATACATAATAGGGAGTTATTTACATTATGTCTAATTTAGTAAACCATTTAGGAGAGCCAATTGGTAAAACAGTTGATGAATCCACACTACCAACACAAGAACAAATCTTACAAGACCCAATCACAAAGAAGTTTGTATTTCTAAACAGCGATGCATATCCAAACCAGACTTGTATTGGTCTTACATCTGAAACTGATTTTCATGGAGTTGTATACAAATACGGAAAGGTTACACTTCCAGAACAAATAGTAGATGGCGAAGTTGAAGAAAAGGGGTTGCCTTTTAAGTTCGAGTATGATATAATAGAGAATAATGGGATTCCAAAAGAAAACTTTGGGGATAACTTTATGAAACTAATTGGAGATGTGTTATTGCACATCATAATTGCACAGTCAGAGGATGGAACACTTGAACCAATCAATAGAACGAACAACGCTCAGTAACCTAGTTGCTAATGAAGAATACTGTAGAAAAGTATTACCTTTTATTAAACCAGATTACTTTGATGTAAAAGAAGAAAGAGTTGTCTTTGAGGAGATAACAAACTTTGTTGATAAGTATAAACGTATACCGACAAAGATATCACTAGAGATAGAGGTTGAGTCTAGAAAAGACTTAACACAAGACCAGCATACAAAGATTGTAGAAATCATTCAGACACTTGATTCAACAGACGTTGACATGGAGTGGTTAGTAGATACTACGGAGAAGTTCTGTAAAGACAAGGCTATATACAATGCAATCGTAGATGGTATATCTATTATTGATGGTAAGGATAAGAATCGTAAACCAGATGCAATACCAACTATTCTAACAGATGCACTTGCTGTGTGTTTTGACAATGCAGTTGGTCACGATTACTTTGAGGATAGTGAGAAACGATTTGATTTCTATCATAGAGTAGAAGAACGTATACCATTTGACCTAGAGTTCTTTAATAAGATAACTAAGGGTGGTCTTCCAGCAAAGACTTTGAACATATGTCTTGCTGGTACTGGTGTTGGTAAATCATTGTTCATGTGTCATATGGCTGCATCTTGTTTATCACAAGGTAAAAATGTATTGTATATTACACTTGAGATGGCAGAAGAACGTATTGCAGAACGTATAGATGCAAACCTAATGAACATCTCTATGGAAGACTTACATGACTTACCTAAGAAGATGTTTGATGATAAGATTGCAAAGTTAAATGATAAGATGAATGGTAAACTAATCGTAAAAGAATATCCTACTGCAACTGCTCACTCTGCACACTTTCGTGGACTGATTAAGGAACTTGCAATCAAGAAGTCTTTTAAACCAGATATGATATTCATTGACTATCTAAATATCTGTGCATCTAGTAGATTAAAAGGAGCATCTAATGTCAACTCTTACACATATATTAAGTCGATTGCAGAAGAACTTAGAGGACTCGCCGTTGAGTGTAATGTTCCAATCATGTCTGCAACACAAACGACAAGAAGTGGATACACCTCATCAGACCTCGGCCTTGAGGACACATCTGAATCATTTGGGCTCCCAGCGACGGCTGATTTCATGTTCGCCATTATCTCCAATGAGGAACTCGAAGCGTTAAATCAAATCGTTGTAAAACAACTCAAGAACAGATATAATGACCCTACAGTCAACAAACGATTTGTAATTGGTATAGATAGGTCTAAAATGCGACTATATGATGTCGAAAATAAGGAACAAGATGATTTAGTGGATAGTAATCAAGAGCCTGTATTTGACAATACACCTATGGGTGGTAATAATAAGTTTCTAAAGAAGAACTTAGAAATGTTAAAAGAAACAAACTATGAGGACTTCAAAGTATGAGTGAAATAGAATTAGATTCAGAAATGTTAAGTCCATTTGGGCCTAGAATATTAAGTATGATGTTACCAGAACATATTATTCAACGTATTAATGACTTGGGTGACAATCAACAGAATAAAAGAAACATGGATGGTAGATTGGCTGGTGTGATAAAAGATGAACCAGAACTGACATCTGAAGAAATGGACTCTATTGGTGTTAAAAAAATATTCATGGACATAGGACATCAGTATGTTGAAACTCTACTTTGGCAAAACCATCATTTAAACTATAATCCAGATGATTATAAGATTGATATGAAATTTAAGTCTGGTTGGATTGTGAATCAGAAAGAGAATGAGTACAATCCAGTACATTTTCATAGTAACTGTAATATATCAGCTGTGTTGTATTTAAAAGTACCAGAGTTTAAACTTAGAGGGTATGTAGGAAAGAAAATCATTGATGGACACATTGAATTTATCCATTCAACAGTAGATAACAGTAAGTTATCTGCTGGTCAATTCGTGATAAAACCAGAAGTGGGAAAACTTCTAATGTTTCCATCAACATTGTTGCATACAGTATATCCATTTCAAGGGTCTGGTGAAAGACGTTCCCTTGCATTTAATTTAAATTACGAGTTGACATAATGACTAGGCATATTGAATATTGGCGTTGGGAAAATGAGGTTGATCCAAAACTTTGTAAAGCAATGATAGAACTTGCAGAAGACAATTGGAGTATTGCTGAAACAGACTCAGAAAAACAAAATACAGATATTCGTAGAGGAAAAACATTCTTTACAAGTCAGAGTTATATCTATGATTTGTTTTTCCCTTATATGATAGATGCAAACAAAAACGCTGATTGGAATTTTGATGTTACATCTGCTGAGCCTTGTCAGATATCAAAGTATGATTATAACGACCACTATGATTTTCATATGGATAGTATAGGAACATGGTCAACAATAAATAACTGTCCAGACAACGAACATCTACATAACAAAACTCGTAAGATATCTATGACTTGTACACTTAATTCAGACTTTGAGGGTGGTGAACTAGAATTTGTAAATGGATATAGCTTAGGAGCAACACAAGGAACAATAATATTTTTTCCTAGTTTTATGCAACACAGAGTTACACCAATTACTAAGGGAACACGATACTCTGTTGTGTTATGGTTCTTAGGAACTCCATGGCGATAAAGTATAGGGTTGACAAAATTAGTAAATGGTGTTATAATTAAGATAATTAATAAGGAGAAGATAATGACATTTCAAGTAAATAAACAACATAAGTTGCAAGACCAAATAGAAAATCTATGTTATGAGTGGGCCTACGAAGATGTGCTAGGATATTTCAATGTAGAGTCTATTGAAGACCTAACTAAAGAACAAGTAGATGAGATATATCAATATTCCGAGAGTGACGAATGTTATGAGGGAATGGTTGGTGTAACTCTAAGGTCAATGTGTGAGCAATGGGAAGATGGTCAATAATGAAGAATAAAAAATATCATCATTGGGTATATGAAGCTGATGACTCTATGAATAAGTCACTCAAGTTTGTTATTTATTGTACATATGCATATGGTTTTTATGTTGTATTCTCTGAACTATGGAGTAAATTTATATGAAGTGTTGGGTATGTAATGAAGAACTTGTCTGGGGTGGTGACCACGACCTAGAAGAAGATGAAACTCATTTCGGTGGTAATACTATTATTACGAATTTATCGTGTCAAAACTGTAATGCTTATGTAGAGGTGTATCATGGGGGAGAATCAAATGAATGATGAAGAAAAGAAAAACGGAATTGTTACAAAAGAAGACCATAACGAATTTGAACTTGCAATGAGATTTCTAGGTAACGAAATTATTGCAATCAAACTGGCTGCAACTAACTTCTCTGGTAAACTTATCGTATACAGTATACTGTTAATGTTTCTTACGTTTATGTTAATGGATGTATTTGGTCTGGCAGAAATGCTTGGATATGGAATATCAGACGAGTGATTAGTTTCTTTATAAAATTCTATCTTATCTGTGGACTCATATATGTCACAGTAATATTTGATGATGATATGAGAACACAACGAGCCATGATGCGAGGTAGACCATCAGATGACATGGAAATAGTACATGAGTGATTACTTTGACTATTGGCAGTTTACTAATGAGATTAATAATGACACTTGTAAAAGAATTATCAATCTAGGTAAAGACAATTGGCAAAAAGGTACAATACAAGACGAGAAAAAATTTAAGAACAATAGAAAGGCAGATGTTTTCTTTACAGATGAGAAATGGTTATATGATATTCTATTTCACTATCTACATAATGCAATACAAAACTCTGACTGGAATTTTCAGATAGATGCAGCTGAGTCAATACAACTAACAAAGTATGATGTCAATGGACACCAAGATTTTCACTATGATGGTAATGGGTATACAAGACATAATACACCAGATAATAAGTTTATACACAATAAAACTCGTAAACTATCCATGACTATTATATTAAACAATGATTATGAGGGTGGAGAGTTTGAATTTTTTAACAACAATAATAAAATAAAAGAAAAGGCTGGTACAATACTTGTATTTCCATCTTATATGGTTCATAAAGTGAATCCTATTACTAAAGGAACAAGATATTCACTTGTCGCATGGTTTGTAGGAGAACCTTTAAAATGATATATCATAAGAATCTTAATATGCTTGTTCCCTATTACCTTATGTACTCATATGCATACTATAAGGAGAACGAGTCACTCATAACAGACCATGAGTATGACCAGATATGTCAAGACCTCATAACAAATTGGAATGACATCACACATTGGCATAAACCTCTACTCAATCTTGAATCACTCAAGGCTGGAACTGGATATGATATCAAGTATCCTAACAGAGTGGTTGCAGCTGCAATTGCACTTATCAAAGAAAGTCAACTAAAAACAACAGAGATGGATTGATATGAAAGAAGATTATAAGGTAGACCCATTATCAATCAAGGTTGACCAAACAAAACAAGATACAAGACGAGATGCATGGGATAGGGATTACATGGGTAGTCATTATACAAAACCAGAACCAAAGAGTCATAAACAAATATCTAATGCAACACCAGTCTTTGTGTTTGCTTTCTTTTATGTTGCTATACTTGTAATGATAGGTAGTATTAAGTAATGATTAGACTGTGGAGATATTGGTGTAAGGCTATGGGTAGTAGTGCATATAATGACAATAAAAAAGATGACCATATACACTTGACAATAAGGACTTTTTGGTTTATACTACACATAGTAACTTGTTTAATGATAATAACTGGTAATGGTAGACTTTTGGGATGGTGGTAATAGATGATATTAAGTAAACAAGATTCTGTATATGCAGCTATGAGAATGATGAACTATTTCAAGAACTTTCATAGGATTGATGATTACTTTCGTGCAAGAAAGATAGAACGAGTAAGAGATATTCCAGTCGGTCTGCCTGGTATGAGTATAGAAGATGATTTGTTTCAGAACTTTGATATGCACCCAGAGGATATGAACTTTCAAGTCGCAGTCATACCAACTAAAGTATTTGACACACTATTAGAAAAGACTGCATCATTTAGTCCAGATGAGAATCCAGGCAAGACACTCAAGGTTGTCGTAAAAGAAACAACAACGAATACTATTGTAGGTTTCATACGATATGGTAGTCCACTCATCAACAGTAAACCAAGAAACGACTATCTGGGTAATGTACCAGACTTAGACATATTCAACAAACGAGCCATCATGGGTTTCAATATAGTTCCTGCTCAACCATTTGGATTTAATTGTCTTGGTGGTAAACTACTTGCAGCGATATGCTGTTCTCATGCAACCAGACGTATGCTCAATAATAAGTATGATACAGAGTT